ACCAGCCCCAACACCGCCAGTCGAGGCGAGCAACTGGCCGTTTCCGCCAAGTGACCCCGTGATGGCTATACCGTTCGCCCCAAGACCGTTAGTTGCGTTGAAATTCAGAACGCCGTTAGAGATGTTCGAGGCGTGTAGATTCATCAGGGCCGAACCGTTGCCCGTGAGAAATCTTGCACTCAAAAGACCATTCACATTCATAGTCCCCACCACATTAGCTGAAATCATATTGGCGTACTGCAGGTTAGCTTGAGTGCTCACATTCAGGGTGGAATTCACTAGTCCGACTATATTAGCTAAATTCACATTTGCAAATGAGCTGACCGTGAGGGTCGTCACATTGGCGCCGTTCCAGACGTTGATAGTCGCCACATTGGCATACTGGATATTCGTGGTCTGTAGGTTAGAGCTCACGATATTGGCGTTGAAGAGGTTACTTAGCCCGCTGACCGTGAGGGTCGTGATATTGGCTGCATTCGTCACGTTAATTGTTGCCACGTTGGCATACTGGATATTCGTGGTCTGTAGGTTGGAACTCACGATATTGGCACTGAATAGGTTGGACAGGCCAGAGACTGTGAGGGTCGTGATATTAGCTCCATTGGACACGTTTATCGTCGCCACGTTTGCATACTGGATATTCGTGGTTTGCAGATTGGAACTCACGATATTGGCACTGAATAGGTTGGACAGGCCAGAGACTGTGAGGGTCGTGATATTGGCTGCATTTGTCACGTTGATCGTCGCCACGTTTGCGTACTGGATATTGGTGGTTTGCAGATTGGAACTCACGATATTAGCGTTGAAAAGGTTACTGAGCCCGCTGACTGTGAAAGTGGTGACGTTCGCTCCAGCCCACACGTTGAGTGACCGGATATTTGCAGTAATTATGTTTGAAAATTGAGAATTTGCAGTAATAATATTGGAGTTAAATTGGTTGGACAGACCTGAGACTGTGAGGGTCGTCACGTTGGCTCCATTCCAGACGTTGATCGTGGCCACATTTGCGTACTGGATATTGGTGGTTTGCAGGTTGGAACTTACGATATTGGCTTGCTGCAAGTTGGACAGACCAGACACCGTCAGGGTCGTGACATTAGCTCCTGTGAATACGTTGATTGTAGCTACATTCATCCACGAAATTACATTCATGTAGGACATGTTGGTCGTATTTCCGATCAAATTCGTGACGTTAATTGTGTTTGACACGAAAACGTTCCCTAGGACATTGAGTGAAAGGACGGCGTCCGTTGATCCTATGTTTGCCACCTTCATAAAGGCATTTGCAAAGTAGGCGGATGGACCGCCAAGACCGGACACGCCTGATGAAGTTGGAGCGATTGTTCCGGTGACTGTGGTTGCTCCAATCAGGCGCGTCGTGTCTTGAACTGTTATAGGGCCCACGAATGTCGCCAAAGAGAACACGTTCAAATTAGAAACATTCGCGGTTGCTATATTTGCGGTTGAATAGATGTTGGCGTTTGCAGTGAAGACGTTGTTGTATCTTCTCGTTGGTCCTCCTATTCCTGAAATTCCATCTGCATTTGGAATTATAACTCCTACTGTGGTTGTGGTTCCGGTGACCGCTAGCGTCCCTGCGAGGGTAACTGCTGACGTGGCCGATGTCCAAGATGAAGTTCCCGTGCCTTGCACGGTTACATTCCCAGCTATCTGGGTGTTCCCCTGCGTGACGACGTCACCAAAGTTATTGATGATCGGCATCTTCTACTAATACTGAGCGAAAATTACTAGGTTGCCATTGTGGGACGGACGTGCCGAACACGGCCCGCCGTCCCAGAGTGACAATTTACTTCTCAAGGAGAGATCCGCCGATTCCATCTGCGATTGAGTAATCGCGGATCTGGTCACGGACGAAACCAGAATCACCGCACAGGCCTCCGGGGGTCAGGCCGCTCGAATAGTAAGAGGCCTTCTCCGCTGGGCCTGGGGTGCAGTCCAGGCTTGGCTTGATGTCGAACAGGGACTTGGGGCCGGAAGCGGCGGCGGCTCCTGGCTGCGACACAACGGGAGCACCCTCGTATCCTGAACGGGAAGCACCACGGAACAGGATCCACATGATGGCCAGCAGCAGGCCAATAATCAGAGCATTGGAAGCCAACTTGGAAGCCTTGTACAGAGACATTTGAGATTAGCTGATATTTTTTTCAAACATGAAGTGCGTTAAAGATTCTAGGTTCCTTTCTTAAAGAAAATCAGTATGATCAGCATAAGTGATGGAGTCCAAAATGTTAATCTAGATGCAGACGAGGCGGCCCTATTTGATGAGATTTCTATAGAGCCTGCTGAGAAGCGTGTTCCCCTGAAGCCCAAGCCTAGTAGGCCATCTGTGTTTGCTCGCAAGGCCCCTATGTCTGTCCAGCCGCCCCCTGAAGACGAGGGTCTGGACTTTTTCACCAATCCTTCGAAGCGAAGCGTCCCGCCACCTCCTCCTGTGGAGGAGTATGATGGCGGAGAGGAGGACGACGATGAGGGTCCTCCACAGTATGACGAGCAGCCGACTGGGGGTGGTGGGTACAACGGTCCCCAAGTGCCCTCGGAGGGTTACAAGACTATCGAGGACGAGAAAGCGGATCTACTTAATAAGATCACTCGCCTGGTCAAGAAGGGCATCAACTCGAGTGCTCGCCTGACAATCTACTCCGATATCGAAGAGATCCGCACGGAATACAAGCGTATGACCTATTCCATCGAGTGTGACCGCTCAATCAAGTTCCAGCGGCGCATGCTGATCGCAGCAGTCACTGGTCTCGAGTTCCTGAACGACAAGTTCGATCCGTTCGACCTGGAGCTCAACGGCTGGTCCCAGAACTGCATGGAGAACATCGATGACTATGACGGTGTGTTCGAAGAACTTTACAACAAGTACAAGACCAAGGTGAATGTGGCCCCAGAGGTCAAGATGATCATGATGGTCGGTGGTTCGGCTATGATGTTCCACCTGACCAACTCAATGTTCAAGGCGGCTGTGCCGAATATGGGGCAGGTAATGAAGCAGAACCCTGATCTCATGCGCAACATGATGGATGCTGTGCATCGTACGAATGGTTCCGCCTTTGAGCAGGGTGCAGGGCCGGCTGCCGGCGACCGACCCAGCCAGGGCCTTCGTCAGGAGATGCGTGGTCCTGGTATGGACTTTGGATCCCTGATGAATATGATGGGACCTGGAATGCCTCAGAACACGCGCCCAGTCGTGCGTGACGACGAGTCGGTCTCTGACATTGTGAGTATTGCAGAAGACTCTGACACGAGGGAGGTTCGGGTCAGCGAGCCCAAGAAGAAGGGGGGTCGGGGACGCAAGGCCAAAAAGGAAATCTCTGTCTAAATTAAATGGCGATAGCAATGGCGCCGTTTAATGACATGGACCCAGGCCCCATGGGGCCTCCACGTGTCGTGAAACCAGGATCGGCAGTTGCCCTCAAAAATCCAGACAACACCGAGTGCAACTACCTCGTCATGTTCTTCATCGTCGGCGTCTTCGTCATGGCCCTTACAGATTAATTTGTGTTACTAATTCAGAGAAGGATGATCGATGAGTATTTCCTCGAACACCCCAATGCAAAGTGGGCCCTCGTGGCCCTCGGAGCAGTCTATATCTGGTTTATGATTCTTGTGCCCATGTTTATGCTGCTCAAGAAGGGTAACCCAGATAAAGATCCACCAAAGGGTGTCACCTTTTTCAGACTGATCGTCGGAGTGATCCCAGCAGCTGCAGTGGCGTGGTACTACTGGCAAGCCATCAACCAGCCGCCACCTCCCCCTCCTCCCGAACCCGAATTTGACTGGGAAGGATTTTCACAAGAATTTAAAAAGAGAATTGCAACTGTGGAAGACCAGCTTGCCCACCCCAAAGTGATATATCTTCCAAATCCAGGAAAATAAAATAACAAAATATATAAGATGAGTGACTTCCCACTTCTGATGTTCCTCAGCCCAGAGGCCCTTCTCTTCATGCTTGGATGTCTGGGCATTGCGTGCTGGATCTTTTTCGGATGGATTGATCCTATTAGCAAGATTAACGACAAGAACAACAAGTCCAAGGGTGGCGCTTGGGCTCAACTCCTTATACTAGGGGTGGGCGTGACTGTTGCTTTTATAATTGCATACAATTACACGCCTAATAAAGGAGTTCCAGTCACTGTACCCGCCCCACCAAAGACGGGTTACGCCCCTCCTCCCGCCCCAAGCGCCAACATGGGCTCAATGACGGCTGCTCCTCTTCCAAATGCCCCACCAGCGCCCGCCGCCAAACCATTTGCCAATGCCTAGACAAATAGACACTTGCCCTTCGGAAGAGCTTTTGGTTCTTCCTCCTCAATTTTGTTTCTAAATTGAAATCCCCCCGCGTGATAGATCTTCACTCTCTTCTGGTACATCGAGTAGAACACGGACCACCTGTCCGCTATGTCATAAATCACGGGTGAGTTGGTCTTCCCAGCCGTCTCACGCATGATCCGACCTATAGCCTGTGTCACGTCCGAGTGTGGAGTGGTCAGAATCACCGTGTCGAGCACGGGTATATCCAGACCCTCTTGCGCCATGGCAAAAGTAGCCACAATCAAGGGCTTCTTGGCGGTCTCCTCCAGATCCTTCTCGGCCATCCCTCCCAAATACAGTCCCCCAATTTCAGTTCTAAATTGAGAATGGATCCATAGACAGTGCTCACGTCTGTCACTCAGGACCAAGACCCGTCGCTTGTCACCCAGACAATTCTTGATTATATCCACTATCAATTCGTTTCTTGAATTTAGTTCTGAAATTTGTGTGACCATGCCAGCCATGTTGAGCTTGCCGAACCTGGTCAGGGGGGGATCGGTCTTGAAGAGTGGGTCATCGTAGAACACGGTATCGACCTGTGTCGTCTTTTGATTCTCCCGCTTGACTGCATAGAACTCGGGACCCATAAACCAGTACAGGACACGTGTCAGGCCATCCTTCCTCTCTGGAGTCGCAGTCAGACCAAGGGTGTATTTAGGGCACAATTTCAGCATGGCTTGTGAAAATGCCGCTGCACCTATATGGTGAGCTTCATCCACAATTAAGAATCCAAATTGGGAAAGAGATCCGAGCTCCCGCATGCACATAGTCTGGATCATGGCTATGACAAAGTCCTTCTCCACGTCGAACACGTCCTGTTGAATACGTCCAATTGTCGCTCCCGGACAGAAGGTTTTGATCCGGTCCCTCCACTGGTTTGCCAGGAACTCCTTATGGACAACAATTAAGGTTTTAAATTTGAGATGACCTGCAAAAGCTAGCGCCATGGCGGTCTTTCCGTAGCCCGGGGGGAGCGTAAGTACGCCACCTCCGGTTTCGGAAAAGGCTTTTGTGCCGGCTGCGAATGCTGCATCTTGACAGGTTTCTGATCGTAGAGTCCCAACGAAATTAATATTAGCGCTATCAGGCCTGGACCGGGTGTCGGCGGTGGGCGGGCCGAGGCGGCCGAGAGCAAAATACCTTGGCACCACCATCTGAGGCGCATGAGCGCGCCATACTTTGAATGAGGGAGGCCTGATCCCCACTGCATTTTCCACTGCTCTTACAGTGAGTTCTTTTTTTATCTCAATGTCAGAAGGTATCAAGACCCCAGTATCCGCCAGGGTTCCCATTCCTAATTTAGGATTGAAATTCTCTAACACCCTGAAGGATGTAATATATGGATCCATTCCAATATTTCTTCTCGACAAAAGCTAGTATTTCCTGACCTGAATTTAGATTCTGAATTGGTGTGACTCCTTCCACACGACACATGACCCGATTGTACCTGAAGGGAACCTTGACTGTGTAGGTCAGTCCGTCCCACTTCAGGTCCATGTACTTTCGGCCACCATGGTCATAATATGGGTTTATAATCTCAGCCCGAATTTCCATTCTAAATTCAGGACCGATTTTTTTTATCAGTACAAATTAGGATCAGTATGTCTTATACTGTAATTGCCAATACAGATGAGAATAATAGGTCTCTTGCTAAAATAGGCGGCCAGTCTGAAGACGCTTGCAAGGGTCAGTGCAATAGTCGCGACAATTGTGTTGGGGCCGTGAGATATGGTGATGGGACGTGTTGGCCCGTGTGGGCCGACGATGCCAAGTACGGTCGAGGTGGTTCCACTTTCCTCTCCCGACCGACTACGACGGCCGACCCAGCCGCACCCAGTGGCCCCCTAGCAAACTACGTCAAGTACGAGCGCAAGGTTTCACCCGGCGGAGATCTTTCTCTCCACAAGTGGGTCTCGCCGGAGGTTCTTGCTTTGTACTGCAATCAGATGGACAACTGCAACCATATCGTAGTTCGAAGAGATGGACGAGCCCCAGTGAATGGCGTCACCGGTGGAGGGTGGCTGAGAACGGCCCAGAACTTCTTTAATCACGGAGACTATAATGTCTATGTAAAGAAAAATGCCGTCCCTAAAGCCGATGCGCCCAAGCCCGGCCAGATAAGCGTGCTTGATAATCCTACAACAAAAATCAGATCTTTTGATGGTGGAAACTTTGACGCGACCGAGTGGCAGCACGGAAGAGGCTATTATAATTGTAATAATTTTGGAAATGGAATTGACAAAATTGCCAGTATGAGGATTCCGCTTGGTTATCAGGTGTCTTTTCAGCAGCATTGCCTTCCAGACACTGGTAAAGAAGGGACCGGTAACGGTCCCGGTATCTTAGTCGGTCCTCAGAATATTGACTCGGGAAAACTAGCATCTTGGGGCGTACTTGATAGTATTTCGTCAATGGTTGTCGAGCAGGTGCCTTTTGATGTGAATGCACGCTTCAACGACATGTC